TTACTTCCACGTGTCGCGGAGGTCTTTTACAAGGTCGGTCCAGTTTTTGTCGGTGACAAAAAACGCTGCCAGCTTGGCGGCGGATTTCATGATGCGCCATGCTGTCTTAATTGTTGCTTTCATTATTGTGTTTTTTGGTTCGGGGGTAAAGGTAGTGTAACTGCACAACACTGGGGGCGGTGTGTGGGTTTGGATGTGGTTAGGGGCTTTTTCGTGTGGTTGCGGAAATGTGCTCACCTTATTGCTGAGGTTAGCAGAATAGTGATGAGGTAATGTCAGAGATTAGAATATTCGGGGATGGCATTGAAACAGGGGCATTGCTTGATGTACTCGCAGGGTTCGATAGTACCGTTATGATTGAGATCGGGTGAGAGATCGCGGTGTCCGAGGATCAGGGCGGAGGGGTAAACGGTGTGAATGGCCGTAAGCAGAGCGCATAGCGCGCTGCGTTGTTCGTGGGTGCGGGTGTCGGCTGGGATTCCTTGTGCGTTTAGGCCGCCTTCGTAGGCTATTCCGATGCTGTTGGCGTTGTGGCCGTAGGCGTGGGCTCCTATTTGGTTGAGTGGGCGCATAGGGTGGATTGTGCCGTTATGTGTTATGTAAAAATGATAGCCGCAGTAGGAGAAACCGCGTGAGCGGTGTAGCTTGTCGAGTGCTTCGGGAGTGAGGGTTGAGGTGCAGCGTGAAGCGGTGCAGTGTATGATTATAAGGGTGATGGGGCGAAGCACCGGAGGTACGGCGTAGCCGGGCATTAGGGGGCCGAGCGTTGTTTGTATGGTGGGGTGTTGCATGGTTTGGGCGGTTTTAGAAGGGTGATCCGAATGTTTCGGTTATGAGTTGGACTTGGATGGGTTTAAGGATGCGGCTGGTGAGATGGTAGTTTGTTTTGTACATGCTCAGCAGCAGGTCGGGGTCGTCCTTAATCCATGCCTTGAGGCGGATGCTGGCGCTAGCCGGGGCGATATTAGGGAAATAGGCAATAGCGATTTCTTGGAAACCGTAGGCGCGGTTTTCAAGGGCAGCGCTGACGGGAGTTTGGGGGTGGTTCATTATGATTTGTTTTGGTTATGTGTAACAAAGATAATGCTTTTTTTACAGGTGTATACTTTATGGTCTGACAGGTATATGGTTATGTATAGTTAGACTAACGGTAGTCCTTTGATGGGGGCGAAGCTGCCGGAGGCAGCGTAGCAATCGGACGGGCAAAGCCCGGTGGAGGAACGGAGTGACGTGGGAAAACGTTATGCTCGGGTAGCAACCGGATGGAGCGTGCCGCATGGGGTAATCAAAGAAAACCGGGGTTCCGAAGGGGATAGGTCCGGATGGGGAAACGTGCCGAATGGTTAAGCGCGAGGACGCCGTGCCGATGCAAGAGCGTGTGGCGGGGGGCGGTTAGGGGGGGTAATGGGGCCACACCCCCCGCCCCCCGGCACGCTGCTGCAATGAGAGGGAGGGCGCGGCTATACCTATGATGGCCCCGACAATCATAGCCGCGCCCGGAAGTGAGCGAGAATCACGGCTTTATGTAGCATAGATGCAAGGGTCTGCCTTTTAAAAAATCCCGCACGACGAAGGAGCTCAGGAGATTTTTTAAAAGGATGCCCATTCCAAATGGGGTTTGGGGCTTGCCCCATTCAAACAAGGTGGGCACCCTTGCAGCTATGCTGCATAAAAAAGCCGTGAGGCGAAGACGAACACCGCTTCACCTCTTCGGGGGCGTTTTTGTGGAGAGAAACGGAGCAAAAAACGTCTGGGGGTGTCCCCCTGGGAAAATTTATGAATACCGCCCGAATGGAGCGTGCCGCATGGGGTAATGTTTGGTAGCGTCCGGATGGTGGATGGGTTCGGAGCTGTGCCTGTAAGGCGCTGCACCGATGCTGTCCTATTGGCGTTGTAGGTCCGGATGGCGAATGGGTTCGGTAGCGGCTTCATGGGTAGGGGAAACATCAGGATAGGAAATGGATTCATGAAGTGGCTGCCGCCGGAGGTATGTGCCGGGGGGAAGGGATTGCTATCGCGTGCCTGGTGGGTTCCGGCATTCATGGGATTGCATACAACAAGAAATGATAGTAAAATAGAGTGGCCGGTTTGAAAGTTCTTTTTAATTTGCCATCATTTATCTTGTTTTGTGCTGATTAATCTGTACCTTTGCCTCCATACCGTGCGAAAGTGCGGTATACCTGTGTTCAGAATCTCCCATCGCCAAGCGAGGCGATTCATGGGGGATTTTTTATTTTCTCGAAATCCGGTGTCAGTTTGATTGTCCGGATTTCGATGCCGTAGCCGCCTTCCATGTTGATGATTTGGTCTAAATAGAAGTCTTTGAGCATCACAGCCACGCTGTGATACTTGGTTTCACGGAGCAGGAGGCTTTCGCCTCTGCCCATGTGAGCCCATATTTGATAAAATATGCTCATTGTTCTTAGAACAATTGATCGTTGGCGGCATGAGCCAAGAGGCGATTGTCGATGAGGGTTAGCTGGGAACTATTGACTAAGGCAATGGTATCAATAACGACAGACTGAACGACGATAATTCTGCCAAAGATGTCACCTCCGCCGTATTGCCGTAAAAAGCGGGTAACTGCTTCAGCCGGATAGTCGGTACTGTTCTTCGCCCAATTGGCGATCTGTAAGGCGAGAGTACGCTTTTCGTTCCAATAGATTTCGTACTGCTTTTCATTTTCGTGGTTCTTCTGATTCATGATGTTTTGTTTTTTTAATGGTTCGTACTATGGTAGAGGCGATTGTGACCAGTGCGCAGCCCCTCCAATTTTTTTTCTTTTTTCCTATGCTCTTTTCATCGATTCGTCTTGTGATGTGCAAGAAATTTCGGGGAAATACTCTTTTTTTCGGTATTCCCGAAAAAAAGGAAGATTTTCTCGAAATAGCGTAGCGATCCTTGCTCATCACAAGACGGAGTGATATTTTCGCATCGGAAAGAAGAGAAAAAATTGGCTGATGACTAATGTCTTTTCGATGATTATTCCGTTCCTGCTATTTGCCCTTCATTCGATAAGTTGAAGGGCTTTGAGGCGTTCGTAGGCTTCGAAGTAGTTATTTAGGGCTTGATGGGCTTCGGCAAGTTTACGAGCCTCGGCGGTGTGTAGCTTGATGGCTTCGTGGTATTGTTCTAGCATACGCTCATGATTGGATATGAGGTACTTGATGAGGTCACTTCCGGTCGTGCGGCCTGTGAGTTGCTTGAGGTGCTCGAGTTGTGCGGTTTCCTCGGAAGTAAGGCGGAGAGTGAGGGTGCTGCTTTTTTGCTTGGCTGGGGTAGTCATGAGCGGCCTCCTTCCTGTATGGGGTGTGCTGCGCATTCGGCATTGAGGGCACTGGCGATGCGGAGTGCTTCTGTGTAGCTGCTGCAGGTGAGTTTGATTTGTTCGATGTAGACACCTCTGACCTTTTCGGGGTATGCTACGGCCCACTTGGTGTCTTTGCGGCGTGGGTAAAAAAAGATGGTTTTGTTCATAATTTATCTGTTTTGAATGGGTTATACTGTTTTTTGGTCTGTTCCGGCGGGTTGCCTCAACTGCTTGAGGCGGCTGATGATGAATAGTCCGGGCATAGTGATGCGTCCGCGGCTGCGGCGGATTTCATCGAATAGCGCCCAAACGGGGTGGCCGATTTCGCCATAACGGCATAATCGGCATATATCTCGCATTTGGTGTGGGGGGATGTTGAGCTGGCCAAGTTGTTGCAAGAGCCCGGTTTCGTTCCTTTTGGGGGCTTTTTCGTCCTCGTTTTCGGGCTCTGGGGATTGGGATGCGGCTAGTTGCCCCCTTTGGAGAGAGGAAAGAAGTTTTTCCGCCTCCTCCTTCAAGCCCGGAACGTGGTTTGTGAGGGGGATAGAGGAGGAGTTTGTTTTATTTTCTTTTCTTTTGTCGGATTCCGTGCGAGTTTTTCGCGAAGTTTCGCGAATGTTCGCGAAATCGGGATTTTGTGGTATGGGATTGGTAGTATATGTTCGTGATTCTTCTGTTTCGCATACCTGTGTTCCGGTGGTGGGTTTACGGGCTGCAACGGGTTGGGCTGTTATGTCGTGTTCCAACAGTTGGGGGTGTCCGTAATGGGGCGTTCCGGTGGCTGGTTCGGGCTGGTTGTCTTCGCTGAATAATGGTAAGGTGACAGGGCGGCGTACTTGTTCGGTCTGGATGTCGATGAGCCGTATTTCTTCCGGAAGGATGATTGCTTTGTGGGCGTGTTTGCAGACAGACACGTATTTCTGCTGGATATGTTCACTGGTAAGAACTTGGCGCGATTTCCACGTAATGGAATCGAAGATGTCGATGTCTGTACAAAAGTTGATGATGGTTTCTACCTGTTCTTCGTCAATTGCCCAGTACTCGGCGATATCGAAGATGATATCGTCTGTGGCGCGGATGAAGCAACCGTTGTTGCGGTAGATTTCATTTTCTATATAGGTGTAGACGGCGTAGCCTTCGCAACCGTATTTCTTTTTCAGGCGTTTGATTTTGATGTCTTGGAAACGGTCTGTTTCTGCCTGATAGTATGATAGTCCTTGTTTTGCCATGGGGGTTATTCGTTGGTTGTTGTTTTTAGTTCTTTGGATTCAAGTATACTACCCGGACGGAGGGCAGCTTCGATGTCTTCTTTCCTATATAAGAAGGTGTTGCCTAGTACGTAGTACGGGATTTGTCCTGTTCCGCGCAGCCATTTGAGTGTACTGTTGGAGATGGAGAATATTTTGCATACATCGGCACTGCGAAGGTATTCACGGGTGTACTGAGTTAGTTTTTCTGCGGCTTCGGTTGCCCGGAGTTCAATTACTTTTGTTTTCATTGTCTTGGGTTTTATTGGTTACTTATTTTCTTGGTTTTCTCTTTAACGGCATATAGTTGCTTGAGTGCAGCCATGTCATCCATTATCTTGTTATCAAGCACTTTTGCGTAGATTTGGGTAGTGGATAGGGCGGCATGACCAAGCATTTTGCTGACGGTTTCGATGGGGATTCCGTGTGCGAGGGTAACGGTAGTTGCGAAAGTATGCCGGGCACAGTGGAAATAGAGAAGCAAAACGAGCACTGGAAACGAAAAGAATCTATAACGTAATAATCTGGAAATGTGTTATTTCTCTACATTGTTCCAAACGAAAAAAACGCAAGAATTTGAGGATTATTGCAGATGTTCAGTTACCAAACCGTTAACCGGACAGTTACCGGAAGGAATCAAGGTAACGCGAAGCGGATCAGATAATTTGAAACGACGATATATTACACTGGTTGTCATAGTTTTGCATACCAAAGGGCGCTTGTAAAACAGGTAAATTTGCCACTAAAATTATAAGTGTATGAAAGTAGAAAAATTCAAGGTTCTGCTCTACCTCAAAAAGAGCGGACTGGACAAGTCGGGCAAAGCCCCGATAATGGGACGCATCACCGTGAACAGGACGATGGCGCAGTTCAGCTGTAAACTCTCCTGTACTCCCGAACTGTGGAATCCCCGCGAAAGCCGGTTGAACGGCAAAAGCAGGGAGGCCGTTGAAACCAATGCCAAAATCGACAGGCTGCTGCTTGATGTCAATGCCGCGTTTGATTCCCTTCTGGAACGAAAGGCTGATTTTAACGCCGCTTCCGTCAAGGATGCCTTTCAGGGTAGCATGAGCACCCAGATGACCCTGATGAAAATGCTGGATGCCGTCAGGGATGAAGTGAAGAGCCGTATCGGGATAGACCGGGCCAAAGGGACATATCCTGCATACGACTATACCTGCCGTACCATGCGTGAGTTCATTGAAGCCAGGTTCAAGACAAAGGATCTGGCTTTCGGGCAGCTTACCGAACAGTTCATCCACGATTACGAGAATTTCATCCTTGACGAGAAAGGACATGCCGTGGATACCGCACGGCATTACCTGGCAATTGTCAAGAAGTCTTGCCGGAAAGCCTATAAGGAAGGTCATTCCGAGCGGTTCATGTTCCAGCATTATGTCCTCCCGAAACAGACCGTCAAGACACCCAAGGCATTGAGCCGGGAAAGTTTCGAGAAGATACGGGATGTCGAGATAGCCCCGCACCGCACGACCCACCGCCTGGCAAGGGACCTGTTCCTCTTTGCCTGCTATACCGGGGTAGCCTACAGTGATGCCGTGACAATCACCAAAGAGAATCTGCATACGGACGAGGACGGTAAATTGTGGCTGAAATACCGCCGGAAAAAGAACGAACTCCGCGCAAGCGTGAAACTGCTGCCGGAAGCCATTGGCCTGATAAAGAAATATCATGATGAGGAAAGAGACACCCTGTTCCCGATGATTCACTACCCGAGCCTGAGAAACCACATGAAGGCACTGGCCGTACTGGCAGGGATAAAGGAGAACCTGTGCTACCATGCCGGACGTCACTCGTTTGCCTCGCTCGTTACCCTTGAAGCGGGTGTCCCGATTGAGACCATCAGCAAGATGCTGGGGCATAGTAATATACAGACAACCCAGGTGTATGCCCGCGTGACACCTAAAAAGCTCTTCGAGGACATGGACAGGCTTATCGAAGCTACCAAAGATTTCAAACTTGTTTTATAAACACCAAATAGCGGACATCATGAGAAGTACATTTTCCATATTATTCTATATCAACCGCGGCAAGGTAAAGGCTGACGGAACCACGGCTGTCATGTGCCGCATCACCATTGATGGCAAGAGTACCGCCATCACTACCGGTATATATTGCAGGCCGGAAGACTGGAACGCCAAAACCGGAACAACACGCGCGGTAAAGGAAAACGCCAGACTGCAAGAGTACCGGAAGTATATTGAGCAGACTTACGAGGATATTCTGAGGACACAGGGTGTCGTCAGCGCGGAAATCATCAAGACCCGGGTGACAAGACAGTTCGTGGTTCCCACCCATTTGTTGCAAATGGGTGAGATAGAGCGCGAACGTCTCAGAATACGGAGCAAAGAGATAAATTCCATCTCCACCTACCGCCATTCCCAATACTTCCAGAAATACCTGACGGACTACCTTACCTCTTTGGGCAGGAAGGACATTGCCTTTGAGGAGATAACGGAAGACTTCGGCAAAGGTTACAAGGCATTCCTTGTACGGAACAAGAACTTCAGTTCCACGCAGACCAACCGTTGCCTCTGCTGGCTGAACAGGCTGCTTTATCTTGCCGTGGATAACGAGATACTGCGTACCAATCCGGTGGAGGATGTCGAATATGAAAAGAAGCCCGCACCCAAGCACAAGTACGTCACCCGTGAGGAAATGAAAAGGATCATGGCCATGCCCTTGAATGACGGACGTGCGGAACTGGGCAGACGGGCGTTCATCTTTTCATGCCTGACGGGACTTGCCTATGCCGACATCAAGCAACTCCATCCGCGCCATATCGGGACGACAGCGGATGGCAGGCGGTTCATCCGTATCAACCGCAAGAAAACCGGAGTGGAGGCGGTTATCCCCTTACACCCGATAGCCGAACAGATATTGGCATTGTACAACACCACCGACATGCACAATCTCGTGTTCCCGTTGCCAAGCCGGGATTCCATCTGGCACGAGATACGGGAAATCGGCGTGATTCTGGGCAGGAACGATGACTTGTCCTACCACCAGGCCCGTCACGGGTTCGGGGTTCTCCTCATTTCAGAGAGCGTATCAATCGAAAGCATAGCCAAGATGATGGGGCACTCGAATATCAGCACGACCCAGGGATATGCCAGGATAACGGAGGACAAAATCTCAAAGGAAATGGACAAACTGATGGAAAAAAGAAGCAAACACCGCACACATTCCGGCCATGACAACCAATGACAGTTTCGCAGCCGCCTGTCTCCTCGCCGTCCATGGAAGTTAGTACAGACTTTTCTGAAAGCGGAAAGGTCAGGCGGCTGTGCCGTTTCGGGCAGAATCTTCCTTTGCGGGCAAAGGGTATTCAGCCCGAAAACCTTTCCCCTTTCACGTCTGTACAATGGACGCCGACGGCAGCGGAAACAAGCGACTGATGGAAAAGTCGATATACAAACAACCCCAAAAACAGCATACAGTCTGTATTATATAACCGGTCTGTATGCTGTTCTGATACTCTATAATAGGAGGGGGATTTTTTGAAAGCTGAAGGAAGTGGGCAGGCGGCAAACTGCGCTCCCTCCAGAAAAATCAATCCGTTTTTTCAACCACCTGCCAATACCCGCCTTTGTCCGGCCCGATTCGTCGGAGTGCCCCGTCCGCTTTCAGCCTGGCAATCTGTTTTTCCACGGCTTTGGAAGTTTTCCTATCCGCCGGGCAAGTGCTATTGCGCTCAGTGTATTATCCTGTGAAAGCAAAGCGATGATTTTATCCCTACTTTTTGCATTTTTCTCCCCACTTTTCATTTTGCCATCACATTATGATAAAAGTTGCTTTTATCCGTAATTTCTATACTCAGAGGATAGTTTCACGGAATAAAAGCAACCTTATGGGGTTAGAACCAAGTTTTTCTATTCTGATTGTACGCGTCCCTGTACCCGTCCTTCAGCACCCGTTCAATGTCAGAAGCCCTGTACAGGATTTTTCCTCCTACCCGGATATATGGCAGTATGCCGTTGTTGCGGTAATCCTGTAGGCTCCTGCGGCTGACCTTCAGTTTCACCGCCAGCTCCTTGTCGTTGTAATAGCGTTCCCCATCCAGCGACGGTTTATTGTTGTCGCGTATTTTCTCCACCCTTTTTGAAAGGTCTTCCAGCGACGAGAAAAAGGCTCTCACGCGCATGTCGTTTTCCGGTGTCAGCAGCCGGATGTTGCCATTGTCATTCATAAGCACAATGTTTATAAATTAATTGTATCGGTATTACAATATCTTCCTTTATTGGCTGCAATACACCGTTTCATCTCCACCACGGGAAAGACTGCCTTCACATCCTCCGGCCTGTAATACACCTTGTGGCTAATCTTGGTGTAAGCCAGCGTTCCGTTCTCCCGCATCGTCTGTAGGGTTCTCGGACTGATACCGAGCAACCTGCACACGTCATCGCTGTCAAGCCATTCCCTCTCTCCCAAGTCCCCATGTTCCCGGCAGAGACGTTCCACCTTTTTTGCGAAATTCTCGAATCCCGAGAGCATCCTCTCGAAAGTCGCCTTGTTTATAACCACTACTTCCATGTTCCTGTAATTTTAAGTTTGACATTGATTTTTACTGTAAAACGGAATTGCGGACAGATGGTACCGGAAAGGGATTCATGTGCCCGTAAACCGTTTCGGAAGCGAAGAAAATAAAAAAACGGGAACTGTCTGCAAACCGGACGGCACGTGTCACCGGCAGACATTACTTTTCACCGTCAGGTGATAATTCATGGTGTAGAAAACAGAAAAGGACACCCTCATTTCTTTGAAGCAAAGGTAGCCGTTCCCCACCGGGGCGCAAGGCCGGAGCCCTACGGGTCGGCGAGGAAAAAATCATCCTCACGCTCCGCGCTCCGGTATTTTTTTCTGCCGAGCCTTGACACCTTTCCGGCGAGATAACGGCTGTAAGGCATACAAAGAAACGAGAGTGCCTGCACCGCAGGCCAGATGTCTAACAGATAAAATCAAAGGATATGGCAACAAAAGACGTGAAAGAATTCAACGGATGGTTCAACCGTTCATACGCGAGACTGAAAGAGAGTGTATCCCTTTACGGGAAAATTGACGAAGACGCGTTCCATGACGCGTATCTGGCAGTCAGGAAGCAGGTAATGTTTTCAAAGGACGGGATAAAGGATATGGAATCTTATTTTTTCGGATGCTACCGGAGAATCCTGCAATCGGGAACAAGGGAAGACAGCCGTTACGACAACCCCGGAGACGAATATTTCTCAAGACTGGGTGAGACGGACAGCACGGAAGAGACCGGAGTGCGTGAAGAGATGCTTACCGGGTGCGACAGGCTGGTAAGGGACATACAGAAATTCCTCAGGCGGCACTTCTCCTACGAGGATTACAGGATATTCATGCTGCGGTTTTACGAGACCGGCAGCTCGTTCCGTACCATCGCCAGGCACATGGGCGAGAAAACATCGGTGGTGGCACGCAGGGCACAGGCCATGATGGAATCCGTCCGGGCGAACCGGAGATTCATTGCCCAAAGAAGACTGATTATGGCCGGCGAGGCGGCATGACAGAAAATAAATGTATCACTAAAAACATGATTGATTATGAAACTGACAGTTTATGACAAGAGCAATTCACATCCGGCGCTGACCTACAAGGGCAAACGGATCATCACGGTATGCCGTGACGGCAGCATGTACCTGAGTAAGATATTGAGCAGGGAACTTAAACTGCACGCCGGCAACCGGCTGGGAATCGCCAGGGACGATGACAGACCGAAAGACTGGTACATGTTCGTATCGGATGACGAAAACGGCTTCATGATATGGAATGACCCGCGTTGCGCCCGTTTCTCCAACAGCTTCATAGCCGGAATGATACTCGATGCCGCGAAGGTGGAGAAATGTGCCGGGTTTATGGTGGCGAGGGAGCCGGTGAAGGTGGACGGCAAATTCTGTTACAGGATAAAACTCGACAATCCGATACCGAAAGGAATGAGAACCACCGGCACGAGATAG